TTACCTTTGATTACCAGCAGCCAATACAAAACCAAGTGTTATATGCGCGTACAGCTGCCAACGTCGAAATTGTCGCGGCTACCGGCACCCTGACCACTACGCCCACGTGTACGTGGGTAACGCTTGACAGCCAAGTAGAGGATTGGTTAGGCATAGGCACCGCTACAGCTGGCGACGCTGCGTTTCTAACGCAATGCCGCACAAGCGCAAACGCCGTTTGTTACAAGCGACGACAGCAAGCCGGGTACGTGGACAGCCTCACAACGGTACCCAATGCAGCTGTATTGCTCGGCACCGTGGCTTATGCAGGGTTTCTATATAGGCAACGTGGTAGCGCTGGCATGGATTACGCGTCATTTGACGGTATGACTACTGGCGGCTCAACAGGCTTTAGCCCAATGGTTAAACAGCTGTTGGGTATTGACCGCCCCGCGGTGGCCTAATGCCCGTACCCGCATACACCGACCTTTTTAACGTCGCGTTAGACAACCTCACAGCGACGCTAACGACCATTCCGGGCATGACCGTTACCAATGACCCGCGAAACATTAACCCGCCATGCGCGTTTATAGACGCCCCAAGCTTCGTGGCGTTCAACTTTAACATTGTCGAAATTACCTTTCCAGTACGGCTTATTACCCTTGGCCCGGGCAACCTTGACGCCCAACGCTCGCTAATGAACATGGCAGCTCTACTACTTGCTAAAAACGTGGCGGTTACTGGCGGCCGCCCAACGGTAGCGGTGTACGGTGGGGCCGAGTACGCCGCCTATGATTTAACTATTGACTTGAAAGCGAGTACCACAGGATGATTAAATACACCGTTGTTAGCCCTCGAGTGGGTACACCCGAGGACGAATTTGATTTAGACTTAGCTTTAGAGCGCGGCACCGACATTGAGGCGCTGCTTGCTGGCGGCTTTATTAAAGTATCCGCACCTAAGCCCGCAAAAAATGCTAAAAAAGACATAGACACAAACGAGGAGTAACCCCATGGCCACAACAACTTACCTAAGCAACCCATTAGTAACGGTTAATAGCGTTGACCTTTCCGACCAGTGCACCGCCGCAACAATTAACCGCACGTTTGAGGCGTTGGAAAGTACCGCTTTCGGTGACACGTCGCGCAAATACACGGCAGGGCTACAAGTGCTCGAAGTGACGCTTACTCTTTACATGACATATGCAGCCACAGAAACTTACGCGACGCTTAAAAATTTGGTTGGCACAACTACCAATTTGACTTTAAAGCCAAGCGCTGGCGCACCTAGTCCAACGTCGCCCGAGCTAGTTGTAACCGGGGCTTATCTTGAAACGCTGCCAGTTATTTCGGCAACCATGGGCGAGCTTTCGACGATTGACATTACGTTTACTGGTGGCACCTACGCCGAAGTAACCGCTGGCCCATAAACTCGGCCTTAACACGGCCCGACACGAAAGAGGCAAGTTATGCAGCTAACCCTAAAAGTTGAGCTACCCGACAACACGTACACGGTTACAACCAACCTTTACGTTGTTGTTGCTTGGGAGCGCAAATTTAAACGCAAGGCGTCCGACATGGCCAATGGTATTGGCATAGAGGATTTAGCCTTTTTGGCGTTTGAGGCGTCCAAGTTAAACAAAATTGTTGTACCGGCAGAGTTTGACAACTTTATTAAGCAGCTTGTCAACATTGAGGTTGTCGAGCAAGAGCAACCAAGTTTTACCCAAGCGGCACCTACAGACGCCAGCTAGCCGAAGTGCTAGTAGCTGTCGGTTGGTGGCCGCCTAATATTCTGTTTGACCTACAAGATTTGCAGACGGTGGCTAAAGTGTTGACAGAGGCACACAAAAAAAGGTAGCGACCCATGGGCATAACCGGACAAGTAGACGTATACGGCGTCCAACAAGCCATGAAAGAGCTAAACGACATAGACCGCAAAATTAGGCGGCAAACAACTATTGACATTAAAACCGTTGGTGACCGAATTGTTCAAGAAGCCCGCACCATGGTTGCCAGCCAATCGCAAAGCCAAGGCGCCCCGTTGTCGGGTATGCGGCGCGGCTCGCTTATTCGAGGCCGTGACGCGCAATGGAACATATCTGAGGTGCAAAAAGGCTTAGGTATAAAAGTTGGTAGCCGTGCTACCCGTGAGCGGTACGTAGATTTCAACCAAGGCGGCTACACCCGGCAAGTTGTGTACGGTGCCAAGCCATACCAGCTAATGGTGGTGCAGCAAAAGAGCTTTGCGGGCGCTATCTATGACCACGTTGGTATTGGCATTAGCGGTATCCGTAATTCTAATTTTATTGGCAGCCTAAATAGCAAAGCGTCTATTGGCAACGCACCGCGCGTTACTAACAAGGCCGTAGAAAACAACCGAGCCGAGGTAACCGCCGAGCTACTAACCATTGTGGGTAAAGTTATGGCAAAGACAAACCGCAATATGGTGGTAACCCGTGGCAATTAACATACCGATTTTAACAAGCTTTAACGGCAAGGGCGTGGCGCAAGCACAACGCGAATTTAAAAGCCTGACGACAACAACCCAAAAGGCTGGCTTTATTCTGCAACGCGCGTTGCTACCAGCTGCCGCCGCTATCGGCACGATAACCCAAGTTATTGCCCCGGCTATTAAAGCGGCCTCGGATTTTGAGGAAGCAACTAGCAAAGTAAACGTAATTTTTGGGCGAGCGTCCAAGAGCGTTAAAGACTTTGCCGAAACGGCCGCTCGAGAGCTCGGACAATCCAAAAACGACGTGCTCGCCGCTGCCGGTTCTTTCGGCACGTTCGGCAAAGCTGCCGGGCTCGCTGGCGAGGATTTAGCGCTATTTACCACCGACTTTGTGACGTTGTCTACTGACCTAGCCTCGTTTAACAACACAACGCCTGAGGAGGCCGTACAGGCCATTGGCGCGGCCCTACGAGGCGAGGCAGAGCCGCTACGCCGTTTTGGTGTATTGCTTAACGACGCCACTTTAAAAACCGCGGCAATGGAATTAGGCATATACAAAGGCAGCGGCGCTTTAACTGCTCAACAAAAGATTTTGGCGGCTCAACGCGTCATTTACCAACAGACAGGCGACGCGCAAGGCGACTTTGCTAGAACAGCCGACAACCTCGCAAACAAGCAACGCACCCTAAGCGCATTGTTTAAAAACTTTCAAATACAACTAGGCCAACAACTATTGCCAGCAACAACCGATTTTGCTAACGGCTTAGTAAAAATTAGCGAAGCGTTTAGCAATATACCTGCCCCGGCACAAAAGGCAATAGACAAACTAACTCTTTTTAAGAAAGTAGCGGAAAACATTAACCCGCTCATTGCACTTAAAAACGCAATACAAGCTATTGGCTCGGGCATGTTTGACGCCGAAAAAGAAACAGGCGCATACAACCAAGAAATGGGCCGGTCAAACCAAGCACAAATGCGTATGGCCGACGCTGCTGGAGAGTTTAACAAAAAGTTTAAAGAAACACCGCCAGCCGTAGGCGGCGCAAAGAAAGAAATAGAGAGTTTTGCCGAGGCGCTTAAAGAAAAATTGAGCGAGGCAGTAGACACAGCTAAAGACAAGCTGACCGAAGCACAAGGCGAATTCAACGGGTTTGCCACCAAGGTTGGAGACGCCGTTAAAAGCGCCCTAGATTTTGGGCAAGCGCTTGAGGACGGCGACTACGGGTTTAATGGCTTTTTAAAAAATTTACGCAAACAAGTAACAGGCGTACAAGAGTATTCCAAAAACGTACAAAAAGCGTTAGACCTAGGTTTATCTAAAGACGCATTAGGTTACGTGCTTGACGCTGGCAACGTGGCAGGCGCCGAAATAGCCTTGGAGCTTGTTAAAGGCGGCGTAACTGCTATACAAGAAACAAACGATTTAATAGCAGCCGCACAAGCCGCCGCCAACGAGGTAGGCCTACAATCTGCAAACACTTTTTACCAAGCGGGCGTAGACCAAGCAAACTCTATTGTTAACGGCCTTGAAGCAGAGCTAAACAAATTAACGCCAAAACTTATGGCCCAAATGGACAAAATAGCGGCAAAACTTAAAGGCAATGTCAACATTGGGGACATAGCAACCGAACGTGTAAACGCCATTGTTGCTTCCGTAACCGGGGTTGCTGCACCAGTAGCGGGCGGTGGCGGTGGCGGTGGCGGTGGCGGTGTGGCAACCGAAAACTTGCTTGACTCGGCCTTGGGTAGGTTTACGGGTCGAGCACGGGATTTAATGCTCGAGCGCGGCGGCTTTACCGCTTTTGCCGACGGCGGTATTGTTACTAAGCCAACGCTTGGCCTTGTAGGCGAGGCAGGCCCCGAAGCAATCATTCCGTTATCGCAAATGAACCGTATGGGCGGCGGCAGCGTTACCGTAAACGTAAACGGCGGGCTAGCTACAAGCGCCGAAATAGGGCAAAGCGTAGTTAACGCATTGCGCGCCTACTCGCGTACCGCTGGCCCACTACAACTAAACGTGGCATAACATGGCTGTAGCTGTAGTCCAATCAGGCAACTATGACCTACAAATAGACACAGGGTTTTTAGTTAACTCGTTTCGTTTAGATAACAGCGAAGCAGGCGTACTAAATTCGCCTACCTATGTTTTAGACGGTACAACCGAGTTTGCAAGCATTTTAGACGGCGCGTTAAACGTCAACGTACGACGCGGCCGACGCGACATTGGCGACACTTTCGGCGCTGGCACAATGACCTTTACGCTCGACGACACGCTAGCCAATGGCGTGTTCAATCCGTTCAATCAAGACAGCCCATTTTTTGACACCCCTAACGCGCTACCCGGGCTGGCACCAATGCGCGAAGTACGCCTACTACGGTACGACACCCTCGGCAACCCCGAATACCTTTTTAACGGTTACGTCGTTAACTACGATTACAATTTCGCGCTAGGCGGAATTGACACCGTAGAGGTGTATTGTGCCGACCAATTCTATTTGCTTAGTCAAACCGTTTTAGACGAGCTAAACGTAACCGCCGAAACGTCGGGCGAGCGCATAGAAACCGTCCTAGATTTACCTGAAGTAGACTTTCCGTTAGCGGCCCGAAACATTGCCACAGGCACCGTAAACCTCGGCCACGACGCCGCCTACACCGTGCCAGCCGGTACCAACGTCTTAAACTACCTAACCCAAATAAACGACACCGCCGAATTTGGGCGGCTTTTTATGTCTCGAGCAGGCGTACTAACTTTTCAAAATCGTATCGGGCAAACTTTGTCAAACAGCGCGGCAGATTTCCACGACGACGGCGCACCCGGCACCCTCAAATTTACGGGCGTAGGCATATCGTTTGAAGCTGACCAAGTAATAAACCGTGCCGTAGTTACAGGGCTAGACGACAAAACGGCTACCGCTGTAGACGCTGGCAGCATTGCCACCTACTTCATACAAACCAACAGCATTGGCAACAGCCTTTTACACATACAAGGCGAAATAGACGACGCCGCCGACTACCTACTTAACGGCCAACCCGAAGCCCGCTACACCTCGGTAGAAACGACGTTTACCGTGCTAACAGCTGCACAACGCGACACGGTAGCCACCCTTGAAATTGGCGACACCATCACCATAGAAAAGACTTTTACCACAGGCTTAACAACTAGCCAATTAGCCCAAGAGCTAGCCATCGAGGGCATAGAGCACCGCCTAAATTTTGCCACCGGGCACAGCGTTTTAATCAGTACCAGCCCTACGGTAATTGTGTACGAATTTATTTTGGACGACGCCATTTACGGAATTTTAGGAATAACCGACCCGCAACCCGTTTTAGGATAAAGTACAACTATGGCAACACCGACCACACTCCCAGCCGCGTTTGTAGCAGGCGACGTACTTGAGGCGTCGCAACTTAATAATTTGCGTGGCGCGTTTCGCGTTTTGCAAGTTGTTGTCGCTTATACCTCAACGGAAGTAAGTAACTCAACCAGTACTTATGCTGACACAGGCTTGACTGCAACAATTACGCCACAATCAAACACAAGCACAGTTTTAGTTATGGTTTCGCAAAATGGTGTTAGAAAATCAGCGGATAACGCAAACAGTAGATTGGATATGCGTTTAGTGCGTGGTGCTACTCAACTTGTAAAATTTGCAGGAGCTGTTTTGTTATCAAACTCAGCCACAGTTTTATGGGTGCCGTCGGCTACTGCTTTTCATTTAGATAGCCCGGCTACAACTTCAGCGACAACTTATAAAACACAGTTTCTAAATGGTGATAACAGCGCATTTGTTAGCGTACAGCACGAAAGCATAAGCACTTCAAGCATAGTTTTAGTGGAGATTTCAGCATGATTGAAGAAACAGAACATGGCAAATTGGTACAAAAGTTGTTAGACGCAGGTTTTAACAATGGTTGGGCGTTATCAGGCGAAACCCTTATTTTGTGGCAACATGACGAAGAACCGCCAGCACCATTAACACGCCCCAAGGCGTAATGGCATGGCGATACTTATTTGGCTGCACAATTCTTGTAGCGGTAGTGGCTTGGGGTTGTAGTGGCTGCACTTTTTCTAAAACAAATATTGAGTACAAATGCTTTACGAAAGCGAGTTGCGATAATGAATAAAACCCCTGAACAAATGAACGCGTCGCTAATAGTTTTTGTGGGCCGTTTGTTAGCGGTATGTTTTACTTTTACGGTAATGGCGTTTATTTACGGCGTGTTGTTTGTTGACCAGCCGCTCGAACAGGCCCCAACAGACGCGCAACTAATAGACCTGCTATCCACGTTGCTTGTGTTTCTTACTGGCACACTTAGCGGCCTTGTTGCGTCTAACGGCCTTAAAAGCAAACCCGAGCCGCCTAAATAATGGTTGTTGCTAAAGCCAAGCCGGGTGTTGCTGGCGCTCGAGATTACATAGGCAACGCCGACGGGGCAGCACCCGCCCCACGTGCCGGTATGGACGCGTGGATTACTTGCGCGATTAAGTACAGCAACAAAAGTTTATGGAATAACGGCAGCTTTACCCAGCGCGACATGAAAGGCAAGCCGGGTAGCTTGTCGGTACATGCCACGGGCCGCGCCGTTGACTTGAGCTGGCGCTACATGGCAGACAAAAACAAAGGTGTTCCAACAGGCCGTAAAACGTCGCTTGAGTTTATTAACAAGGTTGTTGCTAACGCCAACGCGCTAGGCGTCCAAGCAATATTGGATTACTTTCCTAAGCCTTTTGGCCGTGGTTGGCGTTGTGACCGTCAAGCGTGGAGTAGTTACAGCAAACCCTCTATTAGCGGCGCACCCGGTGGCGATTGGTGGCACGTAGAGATTACGCCCGCTATGGCAGACAACCCGCAAGCCGTTGAAGCCGCGTTTTTATTGGTGTTCGGGGATAATCCACCAACCGCGTAGCACCCTGCACTACCGTTGGACTACCGACGGAAAGCTAGAGGTACCTAATGACAGACGAGCTACAAACCTTTTTGTACGAGTGCTACATAACGACACTCGACAACGGCCAACAGGCCATGTTTCAACTATTCCGAGACGCCGACACGGCCCGCGTATTACACGCGCAACTAGCTTTTAAAACCTTGGCTAGCGGCTCGTGGGGCGTCCCCTACCAATGCGAGGTAAAACCATGATTACAGGCACCAAATTAGTAATAGGCATAGTTACAGCCCTTTTAGGGTTTGCGGCCACTACAAGCGCTTTAAACGCGCCTAACGACCAACCAGCAAGCACCATTGCCAGCACCGTGTACGTGCCCTATTCCGTGCCAGCACCAACCACCACCGTAAACTTGGACAGCTGCACAATCGTTGGCACCCTGCTAGCGCTCGAGGGCCTACCAGTAGCCGAAATGGAAACAGCGCTTAAAGTGGCATATCGCGAGAGCCGCTGTACCCACCAAGCGTTTAACGCCACAGACACAAACGGCGGTAGCGCTGGCTATTTTCAAGTTAATTATTTTTGGTGCAAACCCTCCACGTATTGGCCTATCGGTTGGCTACAGGCCCAAGGCATTTTGGACGATTGCGCCGAGCTTTTTGACCCCGAAATTAACGTGCGAGCCGCGGTTGCTATTTGGCGTAACAGCGGTTGGCTACCATGGAAAACAGCAAACTAACCCGACACGAAAGACAACCCGACATGAGCGAGCAATACCCCGAAATTGGCATTAGCGAAACAACACGCAAAATGTTTACCATTTTAGACGAGCTAGTAAAACCCGCACACTTGGAAAG